AGCCCCACGGGCGGACGCACCGCCCGTGTGGTCCCAGGTGAACGAGGCCGCACCCGAGCCGCCGGTTGTCCCGGTATGGCTCTCGGTACTGGTGTCGTATGCGACGGCCATCGACTCGGAGGTCCTAGGTGACCGTGACGTTGATGACGGCGGCCGAGGTGCCGCCGATCTGCAGCTTGTTGCCGTTGGTCGCGGTCACGTCACCGTGGCCGGTGTCGAGCGCCGCGAAGCAGAGGATGTATTTGGTCGCGCCGTCGTAGTAGATGACCGCCTGCTTCGCCACGAGGTTGGCCGTGCCAGCCGTCCACTCCACCACGGCCGCCTGCGTGATGGCGACGTCGTTGGTGGTGACGGTCGCGGTGACCATGTCGATGGACGCGCCGGTGGCCGTGTACCCGGTGTTCGTGACACCGACCTCGTTGGTCGCGGCATAGACGGTCGAGGCCGCCGTGATCTGGTTCCACACCGTGTACAGAGCGCACTTGAACGCGCCCGAGTCGATGGGGATGGAACCGTCGGCAATGAGCTTGGCGGCCCCGTTGGTCAGGGTCCAGGGATCGGCGGCCATGATGGGTCAGTCCTTTCGCGCGCTACATCGCGTAGCTGGACGGCATCGAGCCGGAGTGGACGATGGTCAGGTCGGAGGCATCGGCGGGCAGGACCGAGAGGTAGCCCGACCAGTTGCAGTCGAACTCGTAGATGCCCTCGGCGATGCTCGCCTTGAGGACGGCGATCGTCCCGCCAGCGTCGGCGACGGTGATCGCCCCGGCCGCCGTGGCGTTGACGATGATCGATTTGAGGACCCCGGAACCGACAGCGACGACGTGGCTGGCGTCGCAGCCGACCTCGATCGTGTCATTGGCCGCGACGATCGACCAGGGGGGCGTCCCGGTTCCGGCGATGGCGGTCACGGTGACGAACCACTTGGTGCCGGTGACGAGCGTGGCATCGACAGCGGACGGCGTGAGGATCTCGGAAATGACCTGGCCCGATGGATCGGTGCCGGTGACCGTGACCGTTCCGGGCACGTCGGCCGCGCCGTCGAAGGTTCGCGTGATGGTGACGTGGCGGGCCCCGGCCGTCGGCATGGTGCCCGCGTTGGCCGGGGCGCCGTAATCACCGACGACCATGTGCGCCGAGACGAAGAAGCGGTCAACGTCGGCGACGGGGACCGCGGCGATGTGGCTGTGACCGTAGCCCATCACTCGGCTCGCAGTTCGGGCGTGGTGAGCATCGTCCCGCGCCTCTTTAGCGGATGAGGGAACTTGAACGGCCGAAACCGATCTGGCATGAGCTTGACGTGCGGGTCGTCTGCCTCGACCATCTCGCCCCTCCGGTACGGCACGGGAGTCCCGCCCTCGACGGCGAGGAACGACTCGACGACGACGTACAGGGTCGGCGCGGCGATGATCTCGACGGGCGTCTCGACGGGCGTCGCCTTGGTCGCCATCTGTGTTCTCCTCTGTGGTGGTGAGGGGCGAGTCCGCCCCGCCCCTCACTTGCTACGGCCTTATGCCTTGAAGGCCAGTCGGCGGCCGCCATCGACGGTCGCGGGCTTGGCGGTGTTACGCCACCAGGCGGCGATGCCGCGCTGGAACGACGGTCGACCCGTCGCCTGGTCGAGCAGGTGCGGGATTGTTTCCACGTTCATCCCGGCACGCTCGACGATGTAATAGGTAGCGGGGTTGACGAGGGCCGAGACGACCAGGTCGTTCGTCGCCAGCACGATCGCCGGCGCGGAGGGCGTCTCGTAGACCGGGTAGTTGAGGAGCGCCAGGCCGGTGTTGCCGCCCGCGTTCGGCGGGAGCGGGTAGCCGGTCCGGGCGTAGAACTGGCCGCCGAAAAGCTGGCCGCCGTCCGTCTCCAGCGCCTGCCAGATGCGGATCATCGCCCGGTTCATGAACCAGACGGCCTTGGCCCGATGACGGAGCGGAACCGCCGCCTCGAGCGAGTAGGCGTCCACGGCGGCGACCGCGCCATCCGCGGCTGCCGTGTCGATGTGGGTGTAGGCGCCCGACGTGTCGTGCGCTGCGCCGAACATGCCGATCGGGGCGAAGCCGTTGCCGACCGCCCCGCCGGCCCCGACGCTGAAGCTACTCTCCTCTTCGGTGTCCTTGGACTCGGAGATCAGTGACGCCAGTTCGGACACGATGTCCGGGCGGTCCTGGAACATCGACACGCTGATGCCCGCAAAGCCCTTGACCTCCGCCACGATGGCGGTGATCTGGCCGAACGAGTCGTCGGCCATGCCCTGGGCCGGAGCTGCGGCCTCGGCCCCGCGAGCGACCGTGAACGCGCCGACCGTGACGCCGTTGTACGTGTCGGTCCCGACGATCGTCTTGGTCGTGCAGACCTGGCGGTACGGATTCACGTTCGTCCAGGCCCCGACGTGGAGAAGGGTCGGGTCGAAGTAGAACGGGATGGCGGAGCCACCGGCGCCGTCCGCGACGCTCAGCGGCGCCGCTGCGGCGCGCTGCTCGTCCGGCGACAACGGTTTGCCGAGGACGTACTTCGTGAAGGCGGAGAGGTAGAGCGGCGAGCCCGTCGAGAGGATGCGGCGGCTGAGTTCCCGGCTCGGGTTGTGCTGAGTCGGGCGGTCCGCCTGGTCGACGAGCGCCTGGATGTGCCCCTGTTCGGTGGCCGCGACCGACTGCGGGTTCGGATAAGTCGCGCGATCGACGGCGAACATGGCGCCGTCGCGATATGCCTGGAGCAACTCGGGCTCGGACCCCGAGAGATTCCGGTACTGCTCGAGGGCGAAGACGTCATCGGGCACGTGCCGCGGCGAGGTCACGATGGTGCGGCCGGAGAACGGCCGCTCGACGTGGCGCTCGTCCTTGGCGGTCTCCACGAGAGCGGCGCGGCGGGCGCTGACCTCGGTGACTCGGTCGCCCGCTTCCTTCTCGACCTCGAGAAGGCTGGCCCATTCGGACTGGGCCTCGGGCGTGTACGGCTTGACGCCGAACTCCGCGTCGAGGTCCTTCTTCCGGGCGTCGACCTGGGTCTGCAGGTTGGCGATCTCCTCGAGCGTCTGGCAGGCCTCGAGGTCGGTCATGGTGATCATCGGTGTGTCGTTCCTTCCAGATAGCGCAGCCAGTCCGCCCTGGACCGGAAGCGCGTCGGGGTGGGTGTCGCCGGAGACGGCGGCGTGGACACCGACGGAGCTGGCTCGACCGGATCCGTGGTTGCTGGGGGCGGCGCCGGATCGTCCGGGGCCAAGAGTTCATCGATGGCCCCGCGGATCGTCCGCAAGGACCGTTCGGTGGCAGTAGAGAAGGCGGGCCGGCCTTCCTTGGCCCGCAGCCGCGCCCGCTCGCTGGCGTGTTCGGTGAGTTCGGTCGCCTCGGCTGCCAGCGCGGCGATGCGCTCGTTGAACGGCGCCTGCCCGGTGTAGGGCGGCGCCTCCATGTCGGCGTCGGTCAGGTGCCCGGCGAGATGCCGGTGGACGCCCGCGCGGTCGGCCTCAGGGATCGTGGTCCCACCGCGGCCGCCGTTGAGGATGCCGATGCCCGACGAGCAGGCTTTCAGGTTCGCCGCGCCCGGATCGCCGTCAGCGCTCACCTCGTGATGGATGAAGCGGCAGGCGTCCTTGACAATCTCGCCGTCTTCGACGCGATCTTCGTCAAGCCAGGCATAAGCGGATCGAGCCTTGGCGATTGGCATCGGAGATGGCAGGCGCGCCTCGTTGCCGGGGCCGTCCCAGGACTCGTCCGAGGTCGCGGTCTTGTGGCGCCCGATGGCGCTGGCCTCTAGTTCCACGGTCAGGAGGCTCGCGCTGCTCATCCGGCGGCCGGCGCCGGTCGGTCGGCTGAAGCGCTGCACGGTCTGGGCCAGCGTGGCGATCCGGTCGACCATGCCGACCGCGAGGGCTTTCTTCGCCGTGAAGACGCGGCCGCCGCCGAAGTTCGCCTCGACGTCCGAGGCCGCGACGCGCCGCCCGGCGGCGACGTCGGCGACCAACGTCGCGTAGGTGGCGTCGACCCGGCTCTGGATTTCGGCCCGCGCGACGTCGGACAGCGGCTCGAACTCGTTGCCCTCGGTCTTGTACGGCCCGGCGGCGACGATGGTCATCGTGATCCCCATCTCGTCGAGGAGGCGCGACACGTCCTGGTGGATCGAATAGATGCCGATGCTGCCGACGTGCCCGGAGGGCGTGCAGATCACCTCGTCGCACTGGAACGCGAGCCAGGCAGCGGCGGAGGCGCACAGCGTGTTGACCTGGGCCACGATCGGCTTCGGACCGCCGCGCGCGCCCCGGAGTTCCGCCGCGAACTCTGTGATGCCGGCGACAGAGCCGCCCGGCGAGTCGAAGTCCAGGATGACCGCGCTGACCGTGGGGTCGGCGAGTTCGGCCCGCAACGCTTCCCGGAGGCCGGAAACGCTGGTGCCTTCGCCGAACATCTTCATCAGCCAGTCGCTCCGATGCTCGATCACGCCGTAGACCGGCAGGACGGAGACGGAGCCGACGCGGGTGGCGCCACCATGCGGGCCGTCGAGGGCGACGAGCGCCGTCCCGTCGCCGCGGATCCGGGAGAACCAGCTGGGCAGGAGCGCGAGGGGCGTCTCGGCGACGGCGTTCATGCTGGCGTGACGGGTGTTCGGCATCTCACTGCCCTCCGTTGGCGGGTGGCGCCGGGAGTGCCGGCAGGGGGATCGATCGGACGAAGCGTCCACGCGGCGGCTGGATCCATGATCGGGGCGTCTGCCCGCCGAGGTTCGCGGCCGGTTCGAAGAGGCTGGGGAAGGTGGAGACCAGCGGATGGCTGGCTTCGAACAGCTCGCCGCGGGCCACCTGCATGCCGGTCCAGTCGCCGCTGGTTGGCCAGAAGTCGCGTCGGGCGGCCATGCCTGGCGCGCCGGGGGGCTGGAGCTGGACGGGCACGAGACCCGTGTGCGAGCCGGAGAGGCGACGCAGGTCGCCCGACGTCACGGCATCCACGACGGCGTCATGCTCCCAGCCGCCATCGCCGAGTTGGCGCATCGCCTGGGCCTGGACGAAGAGCGCGTCGACGGCGTCCTTCACGTTCGCGGCCAGGAAGGGCACGTTCCGCTCGTCATACCAGAGACGCGAGCCAGGCAGCGGCGGGACGATCACCTCCAGCGACCCGGCGAAGCTGCCCCATGACGGGCGGAGCATCTTGTCGGCCTGGATGCGCCGGACCTGTTCGAGGTTGCCGGCGTTGAGGCTGGAGCCCTGCATCCCCTCGGAGAGGCCGACGATCTCGGGCCGGACGTTCAGCGCGCCAGCGATCCGGGTCTCGCCGGCGCCTTGGGTCGCCTTGAAGTCGAGCTGTTGCATATCCTTGCCGACGACCGTGGCCTCGGCGCCGCCGAGCAGGTACATTGTCCGGTAGGCGTTGAAAGCCCCGGAATGTTCCTGCTCGAAGACGTCGATCGCCTCCTGCGCCTTCTTCTTGTCGAAGCCCGACGGGAACTTGACGACCATGTTCGGGGTGGCCGCGAGCTCGAAGAACTTGCCCTTGTGCGTCGTCGCCGCCGAGTCGCCCCGGATCTCACGGAGCGCAGCTGTCGGGAGCGGCATCCCGCGGTACTTCGCGAGTGGGTCCCGGATCGGGGCAAAGTGGGCGACTTCCTCGCGGACGAATGACCACTGGTCACCGCCGCCATAGGGGCCGTTCGGCGAGTAGGCGAAGCCGGCGATCTCGGCGTCGGGATCCCATGCCGGGAAGTCGATGTCACGGCTGGGCGAGCCGACGAGGATCGTCGTCCAGTCGGGCCGCAGGCGCTTGATCCGGCCCGGGCGACGCACGCCGAACCAGTCGCCGGCCAAGTCCGCGTCGAGCATCGCCAGCGAGAGCAGGTCGCTCGTCGTCTCGCCGGGCTCGGGCTGTTCGATGATGCGCAGGTCCGGCGTCCCGAAGAGGTCGCCCGGGACGCCGCCGCGGAGTTGCTGGAACTGGAACCGGATCTGGCTGAACAAGAGGAACCGCGTCATCAGGCAGGCGAATACGACGCCGTTGGACTGGTAGGCGCCACGCACCAACCCGGCGAAGTCGCCCTCGATCGTCTCCTTGTTCGTGCCCCATGTCTGGTTGAGCAGCGGATAGCCGGCCTCGCTCAGCATGCGGACGTAGTCGTCGAGCGAGAGCGCCGACAGGTCGGGCCTCCGCGAGAGCGCGGCGATGTCGCCCATCAGGGGACCCTCCGGAAGGTGAAGCCGAAGAAGACGAGCGCGAACAGGACGGCTGGCACGATGAAGGCGAGCGGCAGGGCAACCATCCCGAAGCCGATCGCTGACAGCGCGGCCGCGCGGTACAGGATCCGTTCAGCCGGCTCCAGCGCCGACCACCACGTCAGGGGGCGATGCGCCGTCGCCGATGCTCGACGGAGCCTGACCGTCAGTGCGCGGCCGAAGGATCGAAGGCGAGTCTTCATCGCCCCCTCCCGTAGAGGACGGCCGGCTCGGCCTCTTCGATGTCGGCGTGGACGATCACGCGCCCGATCGCCATGTCGAGCCCGACGATCCCGTCGATCCGCTCCGTGCTCCGCGCCTTGGACGGCTTCTGATTGCCCGCCGAGTCGGTCTCGACCTCGACGTTGCCAGCCATCCAGCGCAGGATCGGGTGCCCGCCGTGGCGGAACTTGTGCTCGAGGATCGCCTTCTCCAGCTCGCGCCAGCCGGCGGACAGCCCGGCGTGCGTCTGGCTGATCGCGACGAGGGTCGCGCCGTCCGCCTGGAGGTCGGTGACGAGCTGCGACGCGTTCCAGCGGTCGTATCCGATCTCGCCAACGTCGATCCGCTCGGCGATCGCCTGTGCCTCTTCGCGCACGAAAGCGTAGTCGGTCACGTTGCCGGGGGTCGCGATCAAGTAGCCGTCACGCACCCAATCGGCATATGGCACGCCGTCGATCCGCGAGCGATGCGCGATGCCCTCCTCCGGGCACCAGAAACGGCACTCGGCGTTGAGGTATCCGTCGGCGCCGCGGTGGACTAGGACCAACGCGGTGAGGTCCTTCACCGATGCCAGGTCGAGGCCAGCGTAGACCCGGGCCCCGTCGGGAATGACCGGCTCGTCGCCGCACTGGTCCCACTCGTCGATGTCGATCGCCCGCGTCGAGACGGCGGTCGGGACGTTGACTCGGAAGCGGAGGAAGGCAGCTAGGGCGCCCGGCGATCGCTTCGCCTTTTCGGCCTGCTGGCGCATGAAGTCGACGTTGACGCTCACGCCGAGGTTCGGGTTCGCCTTCGGCCACACGGCCTCGTCGAAAGGATCGTCGCCCTCGTCGAGGGTCCAGATCCCCACCAGCATCGAGTCGTCGGTCGCTCTCCCTTCCACGACCGCGACGGCATCGGCGCGTTCCTCTGCCCACACGCTGTCGCGCTTCACGCCCGCCGTGGTGATCTTGAAGATCACCGGCTGGCGGCGGGCGGAGGCGGCGGTCTCGAGGTTGTCCAGCAGGCTCCGGTCGACGTGGACGTGCAGCTCGTCGATGATCGCGCCGTGGACGTTGATGCCCTGGTCTGTATCGGAGTCCTGGCCGAGCGGTTTGAAGAAGCTCGATGACGACACGTCGGAGAGCGACCCGGCGTTGATCTGGATCCGGGCCTTGAGGCTGGGGTTCTTGCGGACCATCGTCACCGCGTCGGTCCAGGACAACTTGGCTTGGTCGCGCTTCGTGGCGCCCGAGTAGACCTCGGCGCCGGCCTCGCCGTCGAAGAAGGCGAGCAGGATCGCGACGCCGGCCGCGATCAGGGTCTTGCCGTTCTTCTTGGCGACCTCGACGTAGACCGAGCGGAACCGGCGCATCCCGTCCGCCCGCTTCCAGCCGAAGAGCGAGCCAACGATGAACATCTGCCAGGGCTCGAGGCGGATCGGGTCGCCCTGCGGATGGCCGGGGTGCGGCCCCCACTCGCCCTTGTAGTGGCGCAGGAGCAGGAAGAAGGTGATCGCCCGCTCAGCC